AAAAAACGCCACTTTTGGGCTTCTTTTTAAAATAAATTTAAATCCAGTAGGAGAAAGAAAATTTCTATTTTCTATTTGTGTATCTCTTCTTGCCATTTTTTTAAGTATTTAGATAAAAAAAAGAGGGTCTCGAAAGACCCTCTCAATAAAGTTTGTGAGAAGAATCACATTAGATTTTTTACAGCAACACGTCTGTAGTAACGATTAGCATTCACTTGAAGTCTTCCAAGACCTTGGGAAGTTCCTTCGGCAAATGGATTGGCAACAAGACCATAACGAGTCTTGAATCCAATTTTTGGTTGGAAGGAATTCTCACCAACGGCACGAACCATTTGGAGAGGAACATAAGGACAATAGAACAGTCCAGCATCATAAGGGGAAGAACCCTTATAACCAACAACATAATACTGATTACCAGGAGATGCATTACCTGAGGTCAGGTTAGCAGAATAAGGATCGATATAAACACGATACTTGCCCTGTAGAACACCAGCAAAGGTGTTACCAGTGTCATCAACGTTGAGGTTGGCATTAAGAGCAGGTGTATAATCAAGAACACCAGCCATGGTCAGTGCTGAAGCAACATCAGCAGAGCACATGATGATGTTGCCCTTTCCACGACGAGTTCTTTGTGCGATTGCGTTAGCATCACGCTCAATCTGGAAAAGAAGTCCTTTGAACTTCTCAACTGACCAACGACCATTGGAGTCAACGTCGAGGTCGAATACACCAGCAGTTGCGGTATTCTGTACAGCACCTTGCTCAGCAACCTTATAGATGGTTCTGATAACTTCACGGTTGATTTCAGCAAGAATCTCTGTTGAGAGAATATTTGCCAATTCTGCCTCAGCATTCAACCCGTGAATTGCCTTAAGGTCTTGTGCGAGTTCTAATGAATACTCAGCCTTTAGTGCTCTGGATTTTGCAGTTACAGTGACTTTCTCAATTGAGAATGCCATCTGGTTGAAGGCATCTGTAGTAGTACCATCAAGGTTCTCTGCATCACCAGTAACCATTCCCTGACCTACGTTATAGGCAGTAGAAGTAGCAGTACCGACAGGGTTTAAAACTGAAGGGTTAGTTCCACCTTGAGCAGTGGTACCAATACCAGCAGCAGTATCACTGAATCCAGCAGATTCATCAAGACCGCCATCTTGACCAGAGAATGCTGAATCTACTTCGTTGTAGAATGCTTCAGAACCACTCTGATTCACATAACGTGAGCGCATTGCGAAGATGAGTCCAGTAGGACCGCTCATCGGTTGTACGCCAGCAAGGTCGTAGGCAACCAGATTAGGCATTGAACGTCTAATCAAGGAGATTAGAACTGGATCGAAACCAGCAGTAGGGCCAGCAGCAGCAGAACCACTACCAAATCCTCCACTAGCACCAGCAGCATTACCGCTGTTGGTTGGAGATTCCATCAACATTGACAATGAACCATTATCAAATGAGGATTGCTCTCTTAAAAATCTTTCTTGGTTCTCTAACAGGACTGCGGTTACCGCTCTACGATGTGAATCTTTGATTGAATCAAGACCCTCATAGTTGAGGAGAGGAGCCCACTTTTCCTGCAGATGTTCTGATTGAAACATTTGCGTTTACCTTTAGTGTGTTTGTTTACGTTTGATTTAATATTGAAGTCAGTTATTTATTAAATCTTGAAAGAGTGTTCAGATAAGATGCCATTGTTCCTGAAATAGATTCAGGTGAACTATCTACGCCTTCTGACAAATTTTCAGGTTTGGATCTTGGAGATTTGTATGTTGGGAAATAAGATTCCTTCAGTGTCTCCAGTTTTCCGCGATATTCTGATTCACTTTCAAACTCAACACTTTCGGCAAGTGAAGCGAGCTTATCTTTCTGAGTGGCAGCAAGTCCACCAGAAACTTGTTCAAAGATTCCATCAGCAACCGACTCTGAGATACGCTTGTTTAGGGAAACGTTTTTCTCAATTTGCTCGTTGAGTTTTGTTTCCATTTCATCAAGTTTTTCTACCATACTATCTAAAACATCATATTTATCTTCAGGGATTTCTACATAATGATCTTCAAAAAGACCCTTCATTCCTTGGATGAAGGATTCTGTAAGTTCTGCCTTAAGTCCTTGCTCAATCGCAAGGCAATTTTCGGTGAACCATTCATCAGCAACATATTCTAGATAAGAATCTACACGCTCGTTGAGTTCGGTTTTAATTTCTTCAACCTCTTCAACAAGTGCTCTTGCATATTGATCTTCAATAGATTCCTTAATTTCACTAACCTTAGATCTGAGAGCAGCCTCAAAAATGGTTCTTGCTTTGAGTTGGAACTCTTCAGATAGTTCTTCACCATCAAGAAGAGCATTTACATCATCTTCAATATCAAAGTCTTCTTTTACTTCCTCTTCCTCATCATCTTCTTCGTCATCTTCTTCTTTTTTATTCTTCTTACTCTTTTTATGAGTTTCTTTATCTTCCTCATCCTCGTCTTCATCATGCATTTCTTCTTCAATAAAATCTTCGTCTTCAAGATCTTCTTCTTCTTTTACTGCCTCAGCAGGTTTTGCTCCCTTATTTACAACATCTCTTACTTGTTTGAGTGTTGCACCAGGAGTTTTAAGTTTTGCTGAATCATCATCTGACTTGTAATTTTCTGGGGTAGGACCACCAAGGTCTTCATAACTACCAGTTTGACCTGGTGTTAAATTTCCAGATAATGATGTCATTGAATCTGCTGCTGTAGCATTAGAATTTACAGCAGTTTTGGATTGCTTAGTGCCCACTTCCATTTCTTGTAGATCTCCACGAGACATTTGAACTCTCCGATTTACCTTTATTAAATCTATATTTATTTATAATTTAAATATTTGCAAGAAAGTCATTGAACAATTCCAATTTTCTTTCTTCAAGTCTTTTTTGATCAACTAATGTATTTATTCTTCTTTGTGTTGCCTTTGCGATCTGTTCTCTTAAGATTCCACCAGACCACACCCACTCCTTTCCTTCCATAATTCCCTGAACAAATGCGTCAGGAGCAGAAGGATCTGCAACAATATCAGCAGCAGTTGCTAACATAAAATCTTCACCAACTTCATTGTATCCATCACGATTTCTTGTGACTGACCCTATACCACGAGAAGAAACACCAAGAGTCACACCAGAGTTTAAAAGTGCCTCAGCAATTTTACCCATTGGAGTAGGAAGGATTTGTGCCTTACCAATAAAGTTATTTCCTTCTGGAAAAAGAGAAACAATCTTGTGAGAAACGCGATCAAGGTTTACAGTAGGTCCATCTGGATGCCCAAGTTCACCAAGAGCACGACCTTTATATACATATTGCTCATTATATCTTTTAACTTCTCTTTCCATAACACAGAAAGAATATATCCTATTATTACGATTTGGTGCCTCTGTACAGAGAAATGGCCCCTGTATAAACAGAGTTTTCTTTCCATTTATACTTTCAGTAATAACTTCTACTGATTCAATTTGTTCTGTGATAAGTTTCATTTTATGCCTGGTTGGTAAGTTGTACTTGTTGGTAATATATTGCTCCAGATGCACCACCCGCACCAATTGCACCAAGTTTTTGTGATGTTCTTAATGTTGCATCAGCAGAAGAAAATGCAGTTACAATACCACTTGAGTTGTAACTTACAATGATTCTACTTTGATGAAATCCATTAACACCAGAACTAGTATTTACAGATGTGACTATCTGGTGAGAAAAGTCATAATAAGATTGTCCAGATGCACTTAATGTTACAGAATCTCCAACACCAAATGGTGATTGTGTTCCTTCTGCAAAATTAATTGTTGTAGTAGTTCCAGTAGTAATACCAACAACTCTATTTGATGCCTTTGTAAGAGCAAGAGTTACCGATTCACCAGAAGGAACATAATAATCAGTGTTTGTTGCCACTGGGCTTGATCCAATCGTAATATGTGCTGCACCACCAACAGCAACAATTCTCAAAGTATCTGACTGCACTGAAAATGCTGATGATGTCGTTGCGGTGCCGGTAAATGAGAATGAAGAACCTGCACCAACTGGTCTATGCGTCATTATTCTTATAATACATTTATTGATTATTTATTACTTTACAAATTCGTAGTATAATCGTATCTTTACTCTTCTTCTTCACTTTCTCCTTCACCAAAAACCGAAGATGCTACCATTGGACGAAATGTATCCAATCTTTCTGTGGATTTTGCAAAAAGTAAATCTTTGATTTTATCGCTGATTTGTGAAGGTGATTCATCACTAATAATCATATCCATCAGTTCATCCATATTTGTGACCAATTAATTGCTTGTTTATTTATATTTATATCTCACCGCCCTTGGGCATCTCTGCAATTTTACCATCCGCAACAGTAGTATCACCTTGTTTATCAATATCAGGTTCCATAACTGGTT